CGCAACAACAATTGGCAGCGAAGCAGCGCTTGCTTCGCGAGTGGAAGGCACTGCCCAAAGAAGACCGCGAGCGCCTCATACGTGAGGCGCGTGACAAGCGTGTGTGTGATCCTTATGAGGTTCAGAATGGCAGGGTGCTTGCTGCCGGCGCTGGCGTGGCCGTTGGAGTTCTATTATCAAAGATTTTTGGATTTGCTAAGAAAACATCCAAAGTTTTGGACTCAGTTAGTGTCTTTGTTCAGCAGCTTATTGACGTTGGCGAGGGGCTTAAGAAGCACTTAGGCCCGATTTTGTGGTCTATTCCTTTGACTTTGACATTGTATTTTTTCCTCTCCAAAACAGGAGTCGGTAACCCTTTGATTTTGAGCACCATAACCTCTGCGCTTAGCGTAGTGCTGGGTAAGCGGTTATGGCGGGTTGTCGCTAAGTTCTTTCGTTATAGCGATAACACTGGCGTTCAACTTCAAAGTGGCATGCTCGAACATGCACCCAAACTTCTTGCTACAATGATGTCTTTTTCTATGCTTGGTAAGAAGATGACGCAATCCAACATTACTGAGCTTTGCAAACGTATCGCAATGATTGATCGTGTTGCTGGCGGTTGGGAAACGTTTTTGCGGTGGATGATGGATGCTTTGCAAGGCGTCTTCAATTACGTTCGTGTTGCGTTCGGGAAGGAACGCATTGAGCTATACAAGAGCGTACACAAGCCCTTGCAACAATGGGCTTCTCGCGTGGACGCTGCTTTTTGCCGGCATTCTACAGCTGCCGCAGATTTATCGACGCAGGAGGTGAACGATTTGATTTCACTTGTTCGTGAAGGCCATGGTTTCAAGGAGGTGTATAGAAACACGACGATGTCGCGTTATGTCGATGATTATAATATAAAGGTCGCTAATTTGCTACACCCTTACTTAGGTTCCGTGAATGCGCGCAATAATTTTCGCTTCGAGCCCATCGCCTGCATGTTGCTTGGTAGTCCTGGTATTGGCAAGACGATGATGGCTATGCCATTGTGTTCCGCTGTACTAAAACTCAGTGGTTTAATGCCCGTTGGGGCGACTCCAGATGAGGTGAAGGCCAATATTTGGCAGAAGGGCACTAGCGAATATTGGAATGGCTACGCAAATCAGCTCTGCCTGGTGATGGACGATGCGTTTCAGCAGCGCGCTAACGCGACGGATAAAGACAATGAATTTATCAACATTATCCGTACCGTTAGTTCGTGGTCTTTTCCCTTAAATTTCGCTGACCTTACGTCGAAGGGGAAGATATTCTTTGGTTCTAAGTTTATCTTTGGGACGACAAATGTCGCTTCTATTGACGCTGACGCGCGTCTTGTGCTCCATGCACCCGACGCCGTTAGTCGTCGAATCGGCTATTCTTATAAGCTGGTACTGAAACAAGTTTACCGCGATGAGAAAGGCAGACTCGACATCGACTCGTTTAGGCGTGAACTTGCTAGATGTGGTGATAACGAGGCTGGGCTCGATCGGTTTCCTTGGTACATGTGGGAAGTATATAAGCATGACTTTCTCACTGGAGCCACGGCCGCACAGCCGATGCCTTTGAGGGAGCTTATCGTGCAAATGGCGAATGACCTTCGCACGCGTTCGACCCAGTTTGGTGAAGCACAAGTCCAGCTAGATGAGTTTATTCGTGGTTTTGATCAAGCTGCGGCTGCAGATGCTAGCGTTGCAAATCTGCCGGATGTCGTCACGCCGACTCCTTCGCCTTCAGGCCTTGAGGAATATGTAAATGTTGAGCTCCAGACCGGCGGGGTGAAAACTTTATTGCGTTCGATGTCAATGGATGATGTTTTGCAAGAGGCTGCTGAAACGCGTAGCGAAGTCAAACGAGTGGCCACAAGTTTGGAAGAGCTTCGTGCTGAGCTTAGATTGTTTATGGCACAAAGCATGGCTTGCCATACCGTTGTCGTTGGTTTCATCAATCTCGCCGTGTTTGCAATTGGCTCAGCGGTAGCGTTCCGCCTTGTGCGGAGTATTTTGCACGGTTTTTGGTCTGCCTTACGTGGGGCTTTTGCTCAGAAGAAGAAGGATAGGCCAGAACCCGCTACTCAGAGTAACCGACCGTTGCGCGCAAAGTGCGTGCGCGTCAACCCTGATAGCGTAGTTCTCCAGGCTGGGGACCAAAATGTGTGCAGCAATGCGTATTCCAATACATACAAAATTAGCATTGCGTTAAAGAGTGGTGCTCCCTTTATTATGGGACAAGTTTGTTTCTTGGTGAGCGAGCTTGCGGTACAGCCTGAACATTTTACGCCGACTGTTCGTGATTTGCTTAAAACGGAGGAAATTGACCTCGATTCCGTCATTACGTTTCGCAATTCCGACAACCATCAGCACGTTTTTGAGTACTCGGTGCGCAAATACTTGAGTTTGAAGAGGCATTCTGATGCCCACAACGACGTAGAATTTCTGCTGTTTGAGGACGTTCGCGCCCATCGCAATATCGTGACAAATTTCATGCGTGAAGCAGATGTTAAGTACTTATCTGGGAATAAAGCTCGGCTGGATATTTGCGACATAGATGATAGGCGTAAGATCACGCCACGCAACAATCGCGCTATTTACGTCTTTGATAAGATCATTTTTGGTGAGCGGCTTGCCTTTCATGGTAGGCGATTGAACAGGTATTTTTCATACCAAGCGCCGACTTCTGCTGGCGATTGCGGTGGGGTACTGTGTATTTTGGACAATTCCAGTTACAGCGGGCGCACCGTTATTGGCTTTCATGTTTCTGGGGATGTCCATCGTTCAGTCGGTTTTTCAAACATCGTTACACAAGAGATGATTCGCAAGGCGCAGGATGTGCTGGTCGTTACCGAGGACCAATTTTTGGTGGACCTTGAATCGCGGACCGGTGTTAAACCCCAGTGTGGCAATTATTTGCCTTTTCCTGAGCCTGGGTCTTTCTTACCCATTTGTGAAGTAGATAAACCAGTAACGATTTGTCCCAAGACTAGTTATTATGTTGTGCCATCTCTTTATGGCGTTTTTGGTGAGTATTCTCATATGCCTGCGCCGCTGACGCGAGTTTGGCGGAATGGTGAGCTGGTGTACCCTATGTTTAACGCGGTTGCCCCATTTGCGACGCAGTTGCAACATTTCGAGCAGCCTTTTTTGTCACAGGCCATGCATACGGCCATGACGAAGTTGACTGCGAAGACAGCCGGGTGTTCACGGCGCATTTACACTTTTGAGGAGGCTATCATCGGAGTCGCCCAAGAAAAATTTCGCTCGATTCCGCGTAGTACTGCGGCGGGTTTTCCATATATTTATGATGTTCGCGATGGCAAGAAAGAGTTTTTCGGCGACGGGGAGGTCTATGACCTCACCAAGCCCAAGGCGCTTGAGCTTCGTGAGCGCGTCGCGTGCGTGATCGATAATGCCCGGCGAAACGTGCGCCTTTGCCACGTTTTTGTAGACTTTCTTAAAGATGAGCTGCGCAGTCCAGCGAAAGTGGAAGCTGTTGCAACCCGCTTGATCTCATCTGCTCCTCTTGATTACGTTGTAGCATGGCGCATGTACTTTGGAGCTTTCACGGCTGCTATGATGAGACACCATACGGAGACCGGTATGGCTCCGGGTATTTGCACATACACCGATTGGGATGTGCTTGTAGCCCAGTTGCAGTGTCGTGGCTCCAAGGTGTTTGACGGCGACTTCAAAGGCTTCGATTCTTCAGAGCAGCCTTGCGTCCATGGCTTAATCCTTGATTATGTCAACCGCTGGTATGATGACGGTTCGGATAACGCTCGCATTCGTAAGGTGCTTTGGATGGATCTTGTTCACTCCCGCCACATTGGTGGACCTGGTGATGATCAGCGTTACATATATCAGTGGAATAAGTCTTTGCCAAGCGGCCACCCGTTCACCACTATCGTCAATTCGATGTATTCCCTGTTCTTGCTGGTGGCGGCTTACATTGCTAAGACTGGCGATTTGACGGGCTTTTGGGACAATGTTTCTGCAGTCACTTACGGGGACGACAATGCTGTCAACGTTTCCGATGTTTTTTGTGACGTTTTCAACCAGGTTACTGTTGCTGAGACTCTCGCGAAAGAGTTCAAAGTGAC